CATAGTTGAAAAATATCTATGTGCTAGTATTATGGTATAAGTTTGCCATTCATTATGTCTGAAAACGTTACTGAAGAAAAAAGAGAAACCCTAAAAAGAATTAGTGTGTCTGTAAATCCTGATGATTATCAGCATTTAAAAGACCTATCAAGAGCAGGACTCTCAATAGGTTTTTTAATTCGTGAAGCTATACACGATTTTGTTATTAAAACTAAGAAATAAATGGTGTTTTAGTTTCATATAAATCTTTATTATGATCCCACCAAAGATCGATAATATATTTTTCATTAGAGAAAAAATAACCTCTATCTGATTCTCTACATTCTTCAATATAGAACTCTATAAAAGGTTCATAATAATCTGGATGTAGATTATGTTCCTGTGCTAAGTTTCTAGCACTATCTGCACAATGCTCTTCATATTTTTCATTTACATAAAGAGCTTCTCTTTCTCGCATAACTTGATCTGGTAATGGGTTATCAATCATTTTTATACTCCTCCTCCCAAAGTGATTGGTTTAAAATAGTTTCATTATCATAATCTCCTTCTCCAACCTTATATTTATCAGGATTTTTCAAAACATAATCCCAAGCTATTTCTTTTAATTCTTCTTCACCCCATTCGGTTATATCAGCGTCCTCATCTTCAAAATATTCTTCCTTACATATATCTTCCCAAATGTCAGTTAAACATATTTGGAATTTTTGTTGATAATCTGTAACTGTTGTAAATTCAACTATTTTCTTTTTAGTCATCTTCCTCCTCCTCATCTTCACAAGTCACTTCAGCGAAATGACAGTTTTCTGGTACATAATCTTTTTCATAAGTTTCAATAGCCCAATCTTCATCAGGATCATAATCTAAGCCTGATCTTTCAATAGCTTGATCTTCATCTTCAGCTTTTACTACATAGTAAGTAGCCGTACACATTCCCCAAAGGACAGTGTATGTTTTTTCTTTTTTCATTTTCGTTACCGAATTTTCGTTTTTGGAAAGTACTGGACTTACATAAAGAAAACCTCATGAAAACTTTAATGCCAGTTAATTAATTAGTGATTCTCATGAGAATTTCTCATAGTTTTTTAAGTTCCTTTTTTAATTTAGTCATAATGGATAAAACTTTAAATCTTTCTTCAACTGGTAACTGTTGTATATCTTTCATACTTCTTTCAATTTCATCTTCCACACTAGCTTTATATTCAGCTAACCTATTAGCTTTATCTATGCTAGGTATAGATAGCTCATTGTAAATTTTGTCATACCATCTATATGCAGTAGCCTGACTAATTTTGAAGTGAGCAGTGAAATATTTAATACACTCACTTTTTCTTTTTTCATCATAAATAAATGTTTGAGCTATACCTTTAGCTTCATCTTTATTTTCTTCCCAATTATCTTTATCTAGCATCTTCTAATTCCTCTAACTCAAGTGATTTATTAGAAAATTCCATTAATCTTTCAAGTACATCATCCCTTGAATAATCTTTTTTTATTGCATCACTACCAAAAGCTATTTCAAAAACTTTTTCAATAAATTCATCATCTTTATAACTTTTATATTGCCTATTAACTTCCCTAATTAATTTAATTACAGCACTATCATTATCCTTTTTAAAAGGACTATCTTCAATCTCACAACCTGACCATGCTTCAATTTGATAACCAGTATGCTCATAAGAATAAAGACTATCTATTGCATACATATCAATAGGTTCTTTGCATGAATGAAATTTACCAGTACAACAATCTCTAGTTCTATGGAATATCCACCCATATTTAAACTTAACGTCTTGCGGATATACCCATGCCCAGTTTGTATTATCTCTAATAATTTCATAGGCTTCTTTATTAGTTAGTTTTTTCATTTTCTACCAACATATTTAGGGTTATCTTTTAAATGGTATGGATTATATTTTTTAACTTTCATATATATATTTAAAATAGATTCTCTTTCATCTTGACTAAATTTTTTTAAGTCAAAATTTACTATTTCATCAAGTGCTAAAAATAAAGCACTTGCATCTTTTTCTTGTAACTTAAGATTCATAACTTTTTTTCCCCTTTAAATACAATCTTTCAGCTATCTCATGACATGATGTAGCTTCTTCACTTGTTAATCCAATACAAAAATGAATTGAATCATTGTAAAACTTGTTTAAAGTCTCATTATTAGTTGCACTATATAAATTTAATAAACAATTTATAAGTGCTATTTTTTGAGTTTTAATAGTCATAATCACTAACCTCTAAAAGTAATTGTTGATCTTTTGCATATTCTTTGTATTCTTGTAGCTCTAATTCATCTAAAATTAAATTTTCAAAAGTAGTCCATGCTGATAATGTTTTAACTAGATATTTCATAATTAATACTCACATTCAAGAATTTTTCTTAGCATGACTTCATCATTCATGGCTACGGCTTTTTGAATATTTAAATTTTCCATCCATTCAGTACATGGAATTAAATATTCACTCATGATTTGTTGAAATTTAAATTCATTCATGGG